AAAGACCATGCTTATTATGTTCAAGAATCTTCAAAAAATAAAAATAATTGGTATAAGCAATATGCTGATATGACTGAGGAAGAATATGTTGATAAATTTGTTGGTTCTTATGATAAATTCACACCTAGTCTTGGTAGAGTTTCTTCTGACGAATCACTTAAACCAATTGAATTTGACAACGTACCAACAGAAGGTTTTGTATTAAACAAAAAAGTTGGTGGTTACTCTAACGGTTGGGACCATAGGTCAACTTATTGTCGTGTGTACGACCCGAGAGGTTTCGAGTTTGAAATCAGTGTTCCTAATTTGTTGTTTATTCTTCAAGAGTGTAACGCGATGAAAGGAAAAGGTCTAGAAGGGGCTTTTGTGTATGCTTGGGATGGTAAGGATTTAGTGTTGTTACCAACAACCAGTCTTGATTATCAAGAATCACAGAAGTTTACTGAAATGCAATCACAAAAAATCGGGGTTAAGGATTTGGTTGAGGGTTGTACTTACAAAACAAAACAAATGGAAGAATACATCTATTTGGGTAAATTCAACTGGTTTGATGAACATTACAGATATAGTCATGATAGATACGACAAAGTTAGTTGTGGGAAAAGACAGGTGTTTTATAAAGTTCAAAAACCTAATTATGGTGAAAGAATTGAATCGTTTACTAGTTTAGCTAAATTTGCAATTAAAACAAATGACACACCAGTTTCAAACTACGCTGAATTGTTGGATGAATTTAATAAATCAAAATTTAGTGGTATTATTGATAACCTTGAAGAAATCGATGCTTTTATACCAACAGAATTAACATATTCTCACCATTCGCATGAAGATTATGGGTATTGTTATTTACCATTGGGTAATAACCAATACGAACAGTATGCTTTAGAAACGGACGAAGTTGAATACTCTAACGCTAGTTACTATTATAATAGAAATAGTAAAAATAAGATTAAGACATACAAGTTAACAGCTAAAAAAGTTGTTACGGTTAAAGACGGTGAGATTAAATTGAAAACAATCAAACCAAAGTTAATTGAAAAGATTTCATATCAAACTATTAAGGATATGAAATTAAAATTAGTTACGATAAATAAAAATAACAAAAATAGAGTATTAGTATTTTAATTATGAGTGCAAACAACGACAAATTAGTACAAGAGTTAACCAAGATTGTTAACGAGAAAAAAGCAGCCATCGCTAAGGCTGAAAGACCTAACTGGAACACTAACTGTGCTTTCAGATACAGCAAAGATTCCTCAGCTAGTATCAACCTACAAGTATGTAGTGCGGTAGAAGAATTGGTTTATATTTTAGGTTTCTTGTGTGAGAAACGTAACGCGTTTAACGAAGCACAAAAAATCATCGGTACAAACCTAGAATTTAAGTGGTTTGGTTTTACCTTTGATGATTGGGCCGAAGACATCAAAACAAGAATCGACAAAATCGAGATTACAACCAAGAAAAAAGAGTTGGAAATGCTTGAGGAACGTCTTAACAAATTAATCAGCCCAGAGCTTAGAGCACAAATGGAGCTTGAAGAAATCAGAAAATCTCTTGGTGTATAATGATTACCAATAAAGTATACAGATTGACCAAAAATGTTGAAGTGGCTAGAGATATGCCACTTAAAGCTGGTCAAGAACTTGAAGTTGTGATGGATGTGGTTTATATTAATGGGTTTCCATTACAACCAGAACTACAACCATTATTCTTACGTTTTGTCAATGAAAACCAAAGTATTTTGGAAGACGTGACAAAAAAATGGAAATAAATTTGGAAGTATAAAAAAGATTTAATATCTTTGCAAAAATAAATGTAGAAGTATGATAACTAAAGAAAACGGCTTAAAATACGCTAAATTAATTCACGTATCGGTTGATAACGGAAAAACAGATAATAGCAACAAAGTCTATATAATGGAAGAGCTTGCTGACGGTAGAATCAAATGTGAATACGGTAGAGTTGGTAAAAGTCTCACTACTGAGTATAAAGATAGTTCTAAATGGAGTAGTGTTTACAAACAAAAGACTGGTGCTAGTAAAGGTTACACTGATGTAACAGAGTTATTAGCAGAACCAGTAGTTGATAATTCAAACGGTGGTTCACAAAACAACACTGTTGAAGCGATAAAAGATGCTATGGTTAAGAAATTAGTTCAAGACCTTATGGCATACGCAAATAAATCTATTCAAAAGAATTATAAAGTTACTCAAGACGCTGTTTCTGAACAACAAGTTGAAGCAGCACAAGAGGTTTTGTCTAAAGTTACAGCTATGCTTAAAGTTGGTGGTGACCTTAAAGAAGTGAACAACGAATTGTTAAGACTTTTTACCGTTATTCCTAGAAAAATGGATAACGTTAAAAATCACTTGGTTCAAGGTCTTGATAACGATGACGAATTGGAAAAAGCTCAAAGATTGTTGGGTGAAGAACAAAGTGCGCTGGATACCATGGCTGGTCAGGTTAAACTTATCAAACAACAAAAACAAACTATTGAAACCACTGGTGAAGAAATGTCAGATATTGACATCCTTACTCAAATGGGTCTTAAGATTGAAGTTGAGAAAGATAGCGAAACACTTAGCCTTATCACCAAATTATTGGGTGATAATTCGTCAAAAGCCAAAAAGATTTTCAAAGTTGTTAATATTGCCACACAAGCCAAATTTGATAACCATTTTAAAACAGCTAAAGTTAAAAAGAAAAGACTTTACTGGCATGGTTCTCGAAACGAGAACTGGTTTAACATTATCCAGACTGGTCTTATGATTAGACCTTCTGGTGCTGTTTACACTGGTTCTATGTTCGGTGATGGTGTGTATTTCGCTAACAAGAGTCAAAAATCATTGGGGTATAGTTCACTATCAGGTTCACATTGGACTAGAGGTAACTCTCAAGTAGGTTTCTTGGCATTGTTCGATGTACATTTAGGAAACGAGAAACACATTCACAAACATGATTCATCATGTTATAGTTTGAGTTACTCTAACATCCAAAAGGATGGTTTTGATAGCGTATACGCTCATGGTGGTGCTGACCTTAGAAATGACGAGTTCATTATCTACAATCCAGTACAATGTACAATTTCTCACTTAATACAAATGGAACACTAATGGAAGAATTAGAATTTAAAACACCTTATCAATGGTGTTTAGAACTTAACATAAGGGTCTTAGACCTAAACGAATGGCCACTAGAGTGGTTCGGTTCAAAGGAGATGCATTATTTTATGTTTCCTACAATGCCTAAAGGTGAATTCCTTGAAGCGTTGTCACAATGCAAGGTAAAAGCTAACTCGATGCCAAGAAAAACTGAAATGTATTTGGAATACAGAATGTATGGTCTGGTTCCTTACAATATAAGTCCAATTCAACAAGGTATCCAATTTGGTCATGCTGTGGTTGAGTACGGTCAAACAGTTAAAGGTCTATCTAATTTAGAGAAGATTTATAATAAATGGGCCAAAGAAGATAAAACTTTTATTATCCTTAATGGTGGTACTACTAACAATACACCAGATAAGTTAGGAAGTCTTAACCAACATTTAAGAACACTTACTGATAATGGTGTCGCTACAGCTGTTTTCCATGAACCAGACTTAGGGGACCAGTTAACAGCAGTTGTGTTCTTGGTTGACGAGAGAGTTTTCAATAGAGAACTTTACCCAGAGTTCCAAGAAGAAAAGTTACCTTATGGTACTCGTAAGCCGTCCAAAAAAGCTCAACTTGAATTGGAAGAAAGAAATGAATCCAACTACCAAAAATGGGTTGAAAAGATTGGAGGTCCTAAAAACGCTTTCTTGAGAGAGTTTTTAAAACCACTTAGGTTGGCTTAAACCTTTACTAATTTCCTTGGGTTTCATATAATTGTGTATGAAACCCATTGAGATTAAAAAAATACTAGACAAATATTTAAATAAACATTATGTAGTTTGTAATAACAAATTTTATCATGTTAACACAACTCAGTTAGAATATGGTCAAGACATCGTTATAGAATGTCATGTTGTTTTTGATTTTGATATTTTAGAATGTGAAAAAATATTTAGAAAATGGTCGTTTTCAAATGGGTTGCAAAAAAAAGAGTTTGGTTCAGCGTATAAAAAACCATTTTGGACTGTTGAAATGTCTGATGACTTGCATGCTTTTCATCATATAGATGCTGAGGCTGAACTAATTAATATGTTATCACAAGAAATTTCAAACGAAATTGATAGAGAGATTATTAACGATTTAATAGCTATAAATGGAAACGAAATTGATAGAGAGATTATTACTGATTTAATAACAATAAATGGAAACCAAAATATTACACCTTACAGGTAAGATTGAGTTTGAACCTGAGGACAAAACAAAAAAACACTTAAATCAAGCGTCATGGAAAAAAATAGCCATGGTTATGGTAGATGGAGAGATATGCGAATACTACAATTGGTTCATAAAAAGAAGATACAATCTAACACTAAATAAACCGCTTAGAGGGGCTCATATTTCGTTTATTAACGACAGCATGAGGGATTTAACCCAGAATGGACAAAAGTCCGTTGAAGAGGCTCTAAATGCGTGGGATATAACAAAACAAAAATGGCATGGTAAAACTATACCTATTGTTATTGATTTGGACCCTAGGACTGATGGTAGAACATGGTGGTTTAACGTTCCTCATGAAGAGAGAGAATCATTACAATCCATAAGAACTGAATTGGGTTTAGGGAAACCATTCTTTGGAATGCACATGAGTATTGGTTATGCTAACGAAAAAAACATAGAACACTCTGAATACTTACATGATTTAATAAAAAAGGGCTACATTTAGCCCTTTTTATTTTTTGCGTTATTGATTAACCATGGTTCCACGTTAGGTATCTTTTCTAGGAATTTCAATTCCACTTCATAAGCTCTAGATTCTTCTTCTAGTTCTGTTAACCCATAATTATCATGTAATGCTTTAAGATGAAAAGATTCATGTACGATTACAGCAGCTATATTATTTATTGAAACGCTATTCATATCGTTTGTTGTTATGAGTACTGTATCACCATTTTGTGTTGTTGAGAATGTGCTAAGTATATAACTTATTTTTTTACAATGTTTTTTAACCATATCATAAGCTTCGGTATCGTTGTTCTGAATGATTAGTAAAGCTTGTTCAACTTTAACTTTCCAACCAGTTCCAACATCGTCAATCTTTATTTGCCCATAAGATGTGATAGACAAAAGTAATATAAATAATATTTTTTTCATTAGTTGGCGTATCCTGTATTAACAATATAATAATTTGAACTTCCACCAGACACTGGGGAATTTATAACAATAGATTGAACACCAGAATAGGTGGTTTTTAAATTACTATTTGATGAGTTTATTATAGAAAATTGGGTCGGTGTGAATATCCTAGTGTTAACCAAAGTTGGTTTCCACGAAGTAAATTTACCTATTTTTTTAGCGTAAATATAATAAACGTCTGAAATGTTTATTTTAGAATCATCATTAACATCAAATTTATAATAATCCCAAGCATTTATATTTCTACTTAAAACCTTAGAGTTTGCTGAAATAGCGTCAAAAGTTGTTATAGCGTTAGGTGTTGGTGCATCAATTTGAATATACCATTCTATTGATGGGTTAGTAGTTTCTGTGATAGTATATTTTCCATTAGAATCTGTGTGTATTGTTTTATATAACTCCCATGAACCTGTGCTAAATATATAATCAAATTCCAAGACATAATTTAAAGAATTGTTATTATTTAAATCATTCCAACGACCACTACCAACAAACTGAATATAATCTTCACCACCAGAATTGTTAGGTTCACCACCATTCCAATTAGAATAAGGATAAACACCAAATCTCCAAGCTGTTGACATGTAATTACGATTCATCTCATCAGCTGTAAGAGCATTAGAATATACTTGAAAACTACCTAATCTAAAATTACCATAAGCACCAGAACCCATGTTTGTAAAATCGGTTAACCCAATACCATAATATAAACCATTTCCGTAATAATATGGTGCTTGTCTAGCTGTATTTATAGTAGCAAAAGCAACACCATCTTTATAACCAGTAAGTGTTGTTCCATCGTAAGTAAAACCAACTAAATGCCAAGCGTTTAATGTTATACTAGTAGAAACTTGTACCATTCCACCGTTCCAAAGCCCACATCTAAGTGTGTTACCACCAGTTATTTCTATTTGTGCGTCGTGCCAACCAGATGATGGGCTACCAGCACCTAATTCAGTTACAACAACACCATTTCCAGTTGGATAAATCCACGCTAATAATGAAACTTTAGTTGATGTAAATTTTGAGGCTAAATTACCTGTAATACCATATTGGTTAATACCGTTGAATGTTAAGTATTTACCACCACTATTAGTATATGTAGGGTTGTTTGTTAATGTAGTGTTAATACTAGATTTAATATCTGTTAGTATATTTCCTGATGTGTAGGACGCTACATCATAATCAGCTTGTTGGTTTGTGGTGACATAATTTTCTGTCCATCTCCACCCAGCATTTGGTTCCCCATAAAAATTACCTGTTTTGTCTTGATAATATCCTATCCATCCACTAGGCCATGTGTTAAAAACAAAGGTATTTTCAGCAGCGTTAGAAATTGTCACTAAATGACCATTCATAGCTACACAGTTAGCTTGGGCTGTAGTCCAATTAGCGGTGGTTGTTGAACGATAATATGAATGACCGTTATAATTTGTTTGTGAAGTAAATCCAGCTAAATTTGACGTTGTTCTTTTAAAAAGTTTTATAGGTATATTAGGAATACCTACACTATTTGAGTTGTAGATATAACCAGAATAATTAAATTGACCAAATAATTGGTTAGTCAATAATAATATGAATACCACTAACTTTTTCATCATATTTTAGAAATAGCGTCTTGTAAGGCTTTTTTTAACGCACCAGAAAAAGCTGATTTTTCGAAAGGTAGGTTTTCATCTTGTAATTCAATAAATGTTGAACTAACATCAGTATTTGTATCACCTTCACCTTCATATTCATCACCATCTATTTTTACTATTAATTTAACTGTTGTTTTTTTTCTTTTTTTCTCAAAAGGACCTAAAGACACACTATTGGTTGGTGCTTCAATACTTTCAATTAAAACACTAACAGGTTTCCCATCTTGACAAATAGAATAACTATTAGAAAGAATTTCTTCGGTAATTTGTTTTACACCTAGCAAAAATCTATTAGGGTTCACTCCTTCAATTTCACCTTCGTTTTTAACATCTTTAACTGAATAACATTCTTGAGAATATCCTCTTAAAGAAATAAATATTGTTAATATAATTAAAATTTTTTTCATATGTATTATAATATTGCTTTTGCTCCTGTTAAAATTTGGTAAGATAACGGTTTATCATTTATTTGTTGAACACCGCTTATACTTATATTTAACTTGAATTTTTTTGTTATTTTATAATCAGCTGATACAAAAGGTATTGCTAACAATCCTGAATTATACCACATACCTTGATAATAGTAAACATATGGTGAATAAACAGCAACAAACATAGTTGTTAATTTTATTTTTTTATTTAATTTAAAATCACTATAAACACCACCTAACATTGAAATACTTTTAAATCTAGATTCACCTAAATTCCCAGTTGTTAAATTAACACCAATTGTTGATGTTACTTTACGATACTTATATGATTCCATAAAAGAAATAGTGTTGAAAAAGTCTTTATCAAAATTCAACATAGTTGAATTAGCCAGTATACTGGTAAATTTCTTATGTCTATATGAAACAAACAAAGTTATGTTTGAATTATTAATATAACTCGTAAAATTAACTAACACACCTTTAGCAAATGTGTTTTTAGTGTTTGATGAAACAATACTAGCGTTTAATTTAAACTGACTAGGGTCGGCCCCATCTGCACTACCTATAACAACGACATCACCATTCATCATTAGATTACCTTTTTTCGCTCCAGCTACTTTACTTTTTGTCGTAGATGAAGATTGAGAAGAAGATACTAACGCGTTATTAGCTTGTTCTTTATTTTTTTCTGAAGTTTCTGATTTTTCAGTATTATCTAACCTTACAGAATTAACACCTCCTGTAATATTACTTATGGGTGTTTGACTTTCTTGTGTTCCTGTTGTAGTTGTGCTAGTCTGAGTTGGATTAGTAGTTCCTTCATTTCCACTATTTGTTCCAGTTCCATTATTAGAGGTATTATTTCCGTTGGTAACTGGTGTTTTTTTATCTCCGTTACTATTTCCTGTATTTCCGATAGAATTGGTCCCATTTTTATTATCTTTTTTTTCTTCATTGTTATTTGCTGAAACCTTCTCGTCAGCTTCAACAATCCCTGAAATTGTTGAACCACCACTTATGGCTTCCATGTCACTTAAAATAGACAAAACACTGGTCACCACAGCTATATTGTTTTGCGCAATTAAAACATTCATAGTGGTATCTAAGGTTAAACCAACACCACTACATGGACCTGCTGGGTTTTGAGAATTTACAGTATTAATCCAATCTTGAAAAACACCCGATTGTAATTCAGCATCAGTAAATGAACGTACTTGGCCGTTATAAGTTACTGGTACCGAACCAGAAGATGTATCAATATAGATTTGTTTAGTTTTAGAGGTGCAAGGGTCGGTATAAGAATACATAAACCCTTGCGCCACACCTAAAACCGATGTGAATAATAATAAAATTGTATATATAAATTTATTAACATTCATTTTAATTAATTTTCAGTTGTACTTGACATAGAAATTCCGTCTTCTTCATCAACTTTTTGGATAAGCATTTTATCTCTATCTTCTGAGTTAAACCAATAGTCAACAACTTTGTTTAAGTTACCAACAAAAGCACCTAATAAGATAAGTAACATTTCTTTCCAATCTTCATTAATAGTAGCGCCAAAAAAAACACCAGCGTTAATCCCTAATATAATCATTGTAAATAAACCTAACACAATCGCTGTAATTTTCCAACGATTATTTTGCATTTCAACAAGCATATAATAGAATCTATTTTTTTCATCTATTTTTTTTGGTATTTCTTTACCTGTTATCATTTGTTTTAATTTGTTCATTTTTTTTAATTTTTAAATATTCCATTTTTTATTAATTTTGAAATTACCCTAGAAGCAGCTGTTTCTAAGGCTTTTTTTGTTGATATACCGATTGTTGATTGATTAAATTTAATTTCATCCACACCATCTAATAACGAAGATGTTTTTACAGTTGAAGCTTCACCTAATCCACTACCAGTATAAATTTCACCAGTTTCAGCATCTACAAATCTAACTTGTAATCCTAATCTAGTTGTTTGTGTTGTTTTAGAACCATCTGTTAGTTTAACCTCTTCATCTTCTGATACACTGAAGTCATATACTTCAATATAAACAAAGAATTTTGCTAAAATGACATTACCCTTCACTTCTATTTTATTTGATGAAATACCCTTATCTGAAGCTTTATCTTGAGCTATCATTTTTTGTTTTATTTCATTTTTATCTTCAGTAAATTTGAATCTGTCTGTTGTTTCTAAGAACTCTAAAACAATATTTGCAACCCCAAGTCCAACACGTTTGTCTTTTAACTCTGGGTACATTTCATATAATTCCTCGTTGATACCTATTTTAAGTACTTGAACTGGAATAGCCTCACCTTCATAGCCACTAACTACATCAAGTGATTGTTTCTTTTCAAAATCAGCCTTATAATCCTCGGTCTTTACAGTGCCAATTTGACCGTAAAGACCGAAAGATGATAATAATAAGGTTAAAAGCAATTTTTTCATATTACCAAGGGTCCTCTTCTGTTTTTTTAGGAGCGGGTGCTGGAGCTGCTACTGGCGCAGCAACTGAAGTTTTTTGGTTATTAGTATTATTACTTTGTTGTTTTTGTTGGTTGGTATTGTTATTAGATAAATTGATAACAACAGGAGCAGCTGCTGGAGCCGCTTGTTCTGTTTTTGTTTCTTCTTTATCTTCACCTTCACCACCAAATAAATGAGTAGACACCCAAATACCTGCACCACCAATTACAGTGGTTAATGTTCCTAGGATAGTTTTTTTAAGACCTGACCATCCTTCTTCTGTTTTGTTTTCTTCCATTTTTTTTTAATATTTAGCAATTTTATCAGTTTCAATTTTACTCATAGTATTTAATTTAGCAATATATAACCCACTAGCTAAAGAAGATAAGTTAGTAGAATAAACATATTGACCCTTAGCCATATATTTGTTTATTATAGTAAATACTTTTCTTCCCGCTACATCGAACAAACATAGTTCAGTTTCACCGCTTTTATCTACTTTAAAATTTACAAATACATCACCATTTGTTGGGTTAGGATAAACAATCATATCACCAGTGATAAATGTTTGATTACCAATTTTATTGATTTCAACAACACCATTGGTAGGTACAATATTCATATCTGAAGAAGTTTCGTTTCCTACAAATTTTCTAGATGTGTATAATGGACTAGAGTTCCATTCGCTTTGTGGTGATTTAGCTGTAAAATATAATGTGAAAAGAGTTTCCCCGTCTTCAACAAAGTTATTATTACTAGCGTCATAACCACCCCACTCAATAACATCATCATGAGGGTTAACAAAACTTAACCATGACATTGCTTTTTGTGAGTTTCTTACTTCATTAAATTCTAATAAATTAGAATCATAATATAAAGCTAATTGTAGAGAACCTAATTTATTATTACCAGTAAGTGTTTTAACAGGTATTTCAACCATATTACCTTCACTCACAGTTAAACTAGGTAAATTAATTTCAACTGTTGGTAAAGGTCTATCATACTCAACTTTTTCATCAATAACATAACTAGAAGCATTAGCTGGGTTATTAATTTCAATAGGTGTTAAACGAGCCATATGATAACCAGTTCTATTTGCGTCACCAGTAACCATAACATAATATGTTATACTAGTTTCACCAAAAGGTATTTCATATGTAAAGTCAGTAACACCAGCAATACTTGAAGTCATGTTTGTGTTAGGTGAACCCATAACAGTAGTGTATTCACTAGATGTAAAGAATTTAATATTATTTACACCATTTGGCCATACGCTAAATCTACCAGAGATTTTACCAAAAACACCATAAGCATCAGATATTGTAATGTTATTGTTACCATTTACGTCAGCAGCGTAAAAATCAAAATCACTTGGTTGTCCAGTACCTAACACCCATTGATTAATTTGCTGTGCATCCGCAACTGAAATAACGTTACCAACATCCATAGTACCACCGTTTACAACTAATCTTATATCATAAAACGTAGCGTCAATTTGCTCATTAATAGCATAAGAACCGTTTAAATCAGTAAGATAATTGTTAACTAAAGTCCATGGACCGCCAGTTTTAAGTTTTTTCTCTAATGAGAATGGTAAATTTTTAGCTGGAGTATCGTTTACGTTCACAAAATTTGCTGTGTAAGTAAAAGTTTGTCTTAAGAAGTTACCACCATAATTGTGAAGTGATAACACTAAGTCATTACCAGCTTGGTCAGCACCCATTTGAGGAAAAGTTTGAACACCAGTCCATGTTAAGTTTCCAATAGACGGCAAAGAATCAAAAGTTCCAGCAGCAACATGGGTAAAAGCAATATTAAACAAATTACCGATTGGTAATGTGTATGTACTATCACTACCTGTGTATACTACAGTTATAGTTACGTAACCATTAGCATTGTTATCAACAAATTGTAAATCTAAATTGGTTGTAGAACCAATTAAAGATACAGCTGCTGATGAAAATGCTGTTTTATCATAAAACACTCTAAATTGAAGACCTGTAACTAACGAAGTAGTTGTATTAGCATAGGTTAATTTAGTGTTAGTAACACCTTGTACACTAGTACCAACGGTATAGTTCGTGTCAATTAAAACCCAAACACCGTTAGACGGTGCAACAGGTTCTTGTGCGAAAGTTGGTGTTATGAAACTAAATAATAGTAACGCAACACTAACTAATTTTTTAATGTTTTTCATTTTTCCGTTTTAAGCTTCGTTTGAGTTGTCTTTGTTAGATTTACCAAAAACTTTGTCAACCGATGCTAAACCTAGACATCCGAATGATAACATTGCGACAGCATTAACTAATGTGTCAGAAGGTTTGATATCACCATGTGAATAACTATTTACGAACATTGTTGCACATAAAGTTAATCCAGCGATGATTCCAACAAACCTTTTTGATGAGAAATTTCCTGTCTCATCTTGGAAAATTTGTGTAAAGAATTTTTTCATTTTTTTTAATTTTATTCTTTTGTTATTTTTTTGATGAAACATTTGCTTTCGCTTAAATATAAATATTGAAAAAAAGTTTAAAAAAAATCTTTATTTAAAAAAAAAGTAGTATCTTTGCATAAAATTATTTAATGCGATGAAATTGATTTTTAAATATAATTGGTGTGTACCCTACGAAGCTAGTGGTACTGAAATTTTTATAATAGAATGTGATAGTAAAATTAAATTACAAGTTTACGTTTTAGATAAAATAAAAGAAGTTAGGCAAAAAAAAAATAACTACCTAACATTATTTAATTTTGAATTTTATAATTTAGATGAATTAGAGTACCAAATAGAATATAACGTATACACCTTAGATGAATGGTGTGAAAAAGAAATAATAAAAATAGAATAAAATGAGCAAACAACTAACACACGAGTTTCTAGTAGAAAATGGGTTAATACTTTTTGAAACCATAATTGGTTCTCAAGCATATGGTACCCAAACACCTACTAGTGATGTAGACAAAAAATTCGTATACATATTACCTATGGATTATATCTTGGGTACTGGATATGTTGAACAAATAAATGTAAATAAAGACTACACAGGTTGGGAACTTAGACGTTTCCTAGAATTAATGGAAACAAACAACCCAACGGTTCTAGAACTTTTAAACAGCCCAGAAGACTGTATAATCAGCAAACACCCTTTGTTTGACCTAATCCTTGCACATAAGGAGGATTTCATAACAAAACTATGTAAAAATAGCTTTGGTGGATACGCTAGACAACAAATTGTTAAAGCTAAAGGTCTTAACAAGAAACAAAACTGGGAAAAAGACAAAGTAACTAGAAAAGACTTGTTAGATTTCTGTTATGTTATTCAAGGTGATAAATCTATCCCATGGAAAGTTTGGAATGCTAACAAATATGATGAAAAATTTGTTGGTGCTGTGAATATCCCAAATGCGAGAGATACCTACGCTTTATTTTATGACAGCGTTGCTGAAATGCTTCATTCTGAAAATACTGATGAAGAACTTAGAGAGACTTATAAAGAAGCACTGAGAAAAGCTGGTAAATCAATGGGTATGGGTTATAAAGGACTTATCAATACTGGTCATGAAGATGAAGATGGTAAGATTAACTACGGTATCTCAAATCAATTACGTCTTTCTAGCGTACCTAAAGGTGAGAAAGTTATTGCAACAATAGTGTATAACAAAGATGGTTATTCAGAACATTGTAAAGACTACAAAGAGTATCAAGAATGGCTTGAAAACCGTAACGAAGCTCGTTATGTTGAAACACAAGAACATGGGCAAAGAATTGATGGTAAGAATATGATGCACTGTATGCGTCTTATCAGAATGGCAACAGAAATTGGTGAAGGTAAAGGGATTCAAGTAAGAAGAGAAGATAGAGAATATCTATTATCAATTCGTAGAGGTGAATTAGACTTAGATAAATTAATCGAAGAAGCGGATAATGCGATTAAAAATATGGATGAAGTTTTTGATAATTCCACTCTACCTGACAGAGTCCCTAAGGGTTTGGTAAATGCTCTTTTAGTTACTATCAGAAGAGAATTTTATGATTTGCCAATATCGGCAACAACACTTGAAAAAAGACTTTAAGATGGATATATTTGACGCACCTAAAAATTGTATAAGAACCAACAGTGGTTTATATATAAATGTTTTTGAACCAAAATCTGAAATGATTAATATTGAAGACATCGCACATGCGTTAGCTTCTTTGCCCAGATTTGGCGGTCATTTAAACAAACACTATTCAGTGGCGCAACATTGTGTAAGATGTTGCGAAATGGCTGAAGGGTTTGAAGACAAAAAAGCAGCTTTGCTCCATGATGCTAGTGAAGCGTATATGTTAGATATACCAACACCAATAAAATCAATGTTACCAGATTATAAAAAATATGAGGGTAATTTAATGATGTTTATTGCAAATCATTTTGATTTTGAATACCCATTAAACGAAAAAGTTCACACTATAGATAGAGATATGTTAGTATATGAATGGGAAAATTTAGTGGTAAATGAATCTGAGGAATTTGAATGTTGGGACCATGCAACAGCTAAGTCTAGATTTATAGATGAATTTAATAATTTATTTAAATAAACTGTTATTTTCTAATAAAAATTGTATATTATCATCGGCTGTTTGACAGTCATCTATGAAGGAGAATATTTGCTCATTGGTAAGTATTCTCCATTCATTTTTAGCTTCAGTCTTAGTTTGGTGTTTTCTATGAAGCCATTGTTCTACTTTTAAGTAATTTTTACTTTCATATTGCTTTAATAATACAATCTTATTAGGGTTACCAGTTTGTAATTCCGATAATCTAATTTTTATATCTCTTTTTGTGACACCTATCTTGTAGGATTCATTTCCATCAATGTCTGTTTGTAGTAATAAATATACATGTCCCATAATCACAAATATATTAGAGTTTTTGTATTTTGTAAATATTTATAAATAAAAAAAATATGAAAGACTTTATAAAAAATAGACTTAGAGAATCTTTAGAACAAGAAGAAGATTTACAAGAAATAAATTGGAAAGGATTAGCCGCTGGTGCTGCTATGACGTTGGGTACGTTAGGTGCGCAAGGACAAACGACAGAACCAACTACACAAACACCAACAACTCAAACAACACAACAAAAACCAATGTTCGGTACACCAGAACAAAGAGCTGCTGCTAAGGCTAAAAGAGAAGCTCAACGTAAAAAGAATTTTGATATTTCTGTAAATAATGCTTATGGAATGGGATTTGTTGAAGATATTGAAGAAGAAGAATTTAACACTGGTTGTAACATAGCCAATAATCAAGAATTAAAATATTTAGATGGTTCATCACCTGAATTCCCTAATTTTGTATATAGAGAAATGGAAGATGGTACCAAAGTTAAGATTAATATGAAAAAATATCTTAATTATATTAGAAAACAAAATAAACAAGCTGATGTGCCTTTAGATGGTTTACAAGGTCCTAATTTTAAATCAACAAAATGTGGTGTTTCTAAAGATGCTGCAAAACAAAGCAAAAGCGATTGGAGTAAAAAATAACCATTTTAATGGTTTTTTTAAAAAATCATATATTTATTATAAAAAAGTTGCAAAAAAACTTGACTTGTATTAAAACAGTTCGTATATTTGCATCGTATTAAATTTTAACGAAAAAAGAAACAAAACAAAATGAGAAATACTTTTAACATATTAGTCCTTTTAAGCTTATGCTTGCTAGTGGTAAACACAGCAGGGCTTTGCGTATGTTAAACTCATCTGAATAAGATAAGTATCTCTCACAAAAAGCCCATCCTAACCAGATGGGTTTTTTTATTGAATAATAATGCCGTGGTTCCTGAGTGGTCAAAGGGGGCGGACTGCAAATCCGCTGCGAAAGCTTCGTGGGTTCGAATCCCTCTCACGGCTCAATGATAAACTGAAAAAAAAAATGGAAGGTAAAGATTACTTAGTTGGTTCATTTAGAACCAAAAACGGTGCTCAAGTTAACGTTTATAGAAATACTAAAAATATGGAAAAGAATGAAATTAAAAAGGACTTGTATAAGTCAAAGAATCTGGCTAAATTTAGCCACTATGTAAACGGAAACCTGTATTATAAGGTAGACGTGATGGACGGAACTTATCAGTTCCCAATAAAAACAGTACAGAAATCATATGTAATGGATACTAGACAAGTTGAAAAGATTCCAACACTAGTATTAGCAGAAGATTTAGGAACAACAAGTTTTGACGCTGAAATAAAGGGTTCTGAATTGATTAGATGGATTGAAAAAGCTATCGATAATGAAGATTTTATAAAAGTAGGGTAAAACCTACTTAAATGGGACTATGGTGTAGTTGGTTAAACATCCCATCCTTACAAGATGGAGACGAGAAGTATAACGCTGGTTCGAATCCAGCTAGTCCTACCAAAATAAATGGCCTTGTGGCGAAACTGGCAGTACGCACTAGACTTAAAATCTAGGGTCCCGAAGGGGGCGTGTGGGTTCGACTCCCACCAAGGCTACACAATATGCGGATATGGTGGAATGGTAGACACACTAGCCTTAGAAGCTAGGGCTCATTTGGGCATGCGAGTTCGAGTCTCGCTATCCGTACTAAATAATGTAAATAAATGGACAAATTTTGTAAAAATTGTGAAAAAATAATAGCAAAACATAAGGTTTATTGTGATAAAGAATGTTATGAACTATACAAAGAAAAACAATCAGATAAAGATTTAATCGAAGGTAAATTAAAAGACAATAAATCAATAAAAAAAGCTTTATTAAGAATTGAAGGTGATATTTGTGTTATTTGTAAAAATGTTGGTTCTATATGGAACGATAAACCTTTATCATTACAAGTAGACCATATAGATGGTGATTCAGATAACAATAACTATGATAATTTAAGATTAGTTTGCCCAAATTGTCATTCTCAATTAAATACATCTAAAGATAAGACTAAAAAAGAAAGTAATAGAAATAAATATTTGAGAAAATATAAAGGATACTAAAAGATAGTTTCAGCAAACAAAAACTGGTTAAAAATTCACACTTAAAATGCGAACGAAGCGGTTCAAATCCGCAAAATATAACTATCTTGTTTTTGGCCGAGTGGCGTAATTGGTAGCCGCGCCAGTCTAAGAAGCTGGTTCTCGAAAGGGAGTGTGGGTTCGAGTCCCACCTTGGTCACAAATTGAAATATCAACATATTTATTAGTATGAAAACACTAATAAAACAATTGTTAAGAGAAAACATACTTGAATTACCAGATTACGCTGTTATTGAAATTACAATACCAATAGCATACATGGACCCTAAGTATTATTATCAAGCTGTACCAATAAATCAGTTGGATTCTGATAGGATATACATTTGGAAAGGTGCTGCTGGTGGTAAATCAATATCAACCAAGAGTGTTAGAGTATTAAAAACATTCAAATACAACGAAAAAGATGAAATGGACGTTTATCTTAATCAATTGAGAAACAACGAAATATAAAATATTTCAAAAAAAGTTGCAAAAAAACTTGACTTGTATTAAAACAGTTCGTATCTTTGCACTATAATTAAAAACAAAGAAAAAAAATGACTTTTTAAAAAAAGTCGCATATTTATAAACAAATACAAAAAGAAAACACAATGAGAACTTTAACTAACATATTTGATTTCGCATTTTTTGCAGCCGAGGAGGATTACTCTTTCGGAAGGTCAAACACTGTCATAAGTTAACGTTTAAATTAACGATATAAATGATAAGTCTGACCTAATAAGTCAGACTTTTTTTATGCAATAAATAATTGGTTCTGTAGCTCAGTTGGTAGAGCACTAGATTGAAGCTCTAGGTGTCGTGGGTTCGAGTCCCACTGGAACCACAAAAAAATGGCCCCGTCTTCTAAACGGAATAGGAAGCCACCCTTTCAAGGTGCGCAATGCGAGTTCGAGTCTCGTCAGGGCTACCATAAACATTTTTGTACTTTTTCAGTTTTCTGAGATATTTATTATTAAAGAAAATTGAAATGGCAAGAAAAAAAGCAAACATACATTACATATATAAGACAACATGTAATGTAACAGGAAGATGGTACATTGGAATGCACAGTGCGTATAATCTAGATGATGGTTATATGGGAAGTGGAAAAATGTTAAGACATAGTATTAGGAAATATGGTATTGAAAACCATACTAAAGAAATACTTGAGTTCTTACCAACAAGAGAAGAATTAGTTCTTAGAGAGATTGAGATTGTTACTAAAGAATTGTTTTTAGACGGATTATGTATGAACCTTAAGGAAGGTGGTCAAGGTGGTTTTGCTAATAAAGAGCATATGATTAAATGTGTTACCGCTGGTGGTCAAGGTTTAATTGATAAAATGAATACAGATGAAGATTTTAAGATGAAAATATTAAATACTTTAGTTGAAGCACGTAAAAAAGCACATCCTGATGGTAAAAAATATGATAATTTTAAAAATAAGAATCATTCTGATGGAACTAAACAATTGATGTCCGAAAAAAGAAAAGGTACTGGAAATGGTGAAACAAATAGCCAATACGGTACATGTTGGATAACCAAAGAAGGTTCCAATAAAAAGATTAAAAAAGAAAACCTTGAGACTTACCTAAATGAGGGTTGGTTAAAAGGAAGAAAATAAAATCGGGGTTTTAGCTCAGAATGGTAGAGCGAGGGGCAGAGAGCCCTTGCGTCCCAGCTTCGATAACTGGAGTCCCCACAAATTGGTCTATTCGTCTAGTCGGTCAGGACGTGCCCCTTTCACGGGTAAAACACGGGTTCGAATCCCGTATAGACTACAATAAAAAGGTCCTATCGTTCATCGGCTAGGATACCTCCCTGTCACGGAGGTGAGGAGGGTTCGATTCCCTCTAGGACCGCCAAATTGGCCCTATCGTCTATCGGTTAGGACATCAGGTTTTCGACCTGAGAAGGAGGGTTCGACTCCCTCTGGGGCTACTATATTGGGCACGTGGTGTAATGGTAGCATGTTAAAAAACAAGTCATAACCTGACAAGGTTATCTTCAGCATCAATATGTTAATTTTCCTGTCACGAAAAAGATGTAGGTTCGAATCCTGCCGTGTCCGCAAATTGGGGTTATAGTTTACCAGGCAAAAATAGTTGGCTTGCACCCAGCAGAACCGAGTTCGAGTCTCGGTAGCTCCACTGGTAAGTTTTTGGGTATGAGTACCGAGTAATGCAAGAATTGGTCTAATTCGGATGATTGTGGGTTCGACTCCCATCATATCCACGATGTAGGGTTTTACACTTTTATATTTCCTAGAAGCTGAATAGCTGAGAAAGAAAAAGTGAAATTGGGGCCATAGCTCAACTGGCTGAGCGCTTCCCTTGCACGGAAGAGGATGTGGGTTCGAATCCCATTGGCTCCACTAATTAGTTTCTATCTTTTTAATTTTTAAAGATATTTATAGATAAAAAAAGTATGAAATTATCACATATATTCAAGGATTTGTTAAATGAGGATTTTAAAACTCAAACACAGAAATTCATCTCTCAAGGTTATGAACCAGAAATTGTTAGGTCGTATATTGAAAAATTTAAATATATTAGAGATGGTAAGTATCGTGAGGCGCTTAACCCTGACTTAAACATCAACGTTCCAGTTGAAAAACGATTTGATATTGATGCGTACCCAACGTTTAATTCTCTTGAAACCCTAGTTGATTATGTGTCAGGTCAAAGACCAGTTAAAACCACTATGTCAAAACAAAATGATATTGAAGTTACTGGTGAAGCTGTTTATAACAAAGATGGTGTTGAAGTATTTTATGCTGACAATCCAAGAGCTTGTATTAAATATAAGGGTAGTATGCCATATAGTTGGTGTGTTGCTAGGTCAGATTCTTCAAACATGTTCTATACATACAGATTTAAACCATATGAACCAGCTTTTTATTTTGTTAAGGATGTAAAAGCTACTGAAAAAGAATTGGCAGATATTGCTAAAACTGGTACTGTTAGTGGTGGTTTTAAAAATAGATATCATTTCTTTGTTATTCAAGTACCTAAAAACCTTAACCCTGAAGATGACAACACCCCACAATACATAGTTACTTCAGCTAACAATGACGGGGATAATCAATTAAGTTGGAATCAAATTCTAGAAATAAACCCAAAATTAGCTGCTATAAAAAATGTATTGATTCCTAAACCTTTTACACCACAAGAAAGGGCGCAACATGAAAGGTTTAAAAAGGGTATAAATGATAATGAATTTAGGAAACTTAGTTACGAAGATAAGAAAGCTTATTTGGATATATACCCAACAATCGCTAAACCAATTACAACTAATCAATTTTTGATGTTACCAGACGATTTAAAGAATCTATATGTTTCATTTGGTATTGGATTAGACGATGAACAATTTGATAGTATTAAAAACAACCCTAAATTACTTAAGCGTTATGTACAAATTAGTGATAGAAAGTTAGATGTTTATTTAAAAGCTGATAATTGGAATAGAACTAGTTATCGTATGATGTATACTGAATTGATAGTACTTCCAGAGGAAAAAATATCAGAATACTTAAACACTTTAAATAAAAAAGAAATTGGTAGTTTTATTGCGAATAACGGTGTTGATAAATTAGAAATGCTAGAGAAACTTGCTTCTGGTAAATTGGTTGGTAATTATTCTGATATTAAACCGATAATTGATGGTTTAAGAAAAAATAGTGGAATTAGATATAGAAGCAAATATAATGAAGAAACAGATGTAATAGAACTGTTAAACGAAATGCTTCCAGATAGTGTATCTGTTGAATATGGTGAATATTCAAATGAAATTATGTTTGAACTTTCTTCCGAAATAAAATTTGGTTATGATTTAGAAGGTGTTTTATCCAGCTTATCACAAGATAGTTGGAGTTCATGGTACGACAGTTATTTTGATGGTTGGTCTGAAGGACTTAAAGAAGAATACGAAAACCAAATAGAATCAGTACTTAAAGACCAAAATTTAGTTAATGATTTAAGAAAAAATGGTATAAACCCAACACCAAAAATAGTAGAAACGTTATTAGAAAAATTTAATGCGAGTGAAAAAATAAAAGAACACATTGATGAGGTTTATACTGAAGCTCAATCTGTTAGTGAAAATCGAATATTTAGAGAGTTACATAATAAATTTACAAAGATAATAACTTACGAGAATAGTAATAGCGGTGGTTATTATGGTTCTAGTAGAAGAAATTTTACTGAGGTTACTATAAATATATCTAATTTTATTGGTGCTTTAATTTCAGATTCTGACATATTAACAAAAGATAAAACACAATTTGAAAGCGCTTTTGAATCATTATTAGAAGACTTATTAGAACAAGCCGATTTACCTACAACTCAAGAAGAGATAGACGAAGAAGTTAGAAATGGTGGTTTAGATATTGATAATGAAGCTATGAGTAACTACATAAAGGAAAAAATATATGAGATTATAGATGAAAAAATTTATGATAATGACGATGAATATAATGACGAAGAACGTGAAGAAATAAAAAAAACAAAATATGATATTCTTACAGCTTTTGAAAAAACACTTAAAGGGTTAGGTCAAGATGAAAATACTAATGAAATAGAAAATGATTTAGTTCGTATTGTATTTGATAGAAGTAAAATTAAAACCAATGGGTCGATTTATACCTCTGTTATTCATAAGAAAGATAATAGTACTTTTAATGGTTATATGTTTATTAATGACATCCCATCTTATTTTAAAAACTACAAATTATTTGAAGAAATAAAAAAAATGAAAAATTTAATCAATTAAATTTGCAAGATTAAAAATTTACTCGTATATTTGCATCATAATTAATATAAAAATTAAAATAAGTACATTATGAGTAAATTCGCAAACATGTTATCAGCTGATAGTTCAGCAACATTAGGAAACAGAGCAAAAAATTTAGCTGACTCAGCTGTGTTGGAAGTTGAATCTTTCATTGCTAACCTAAGAAAAGAAAAGTTACAATTGAACAGCAAGTTGAATGACTTGACTGACTTGGCTCCAGAGAACACTTACTCTCTTCGTCCAGGTTCTGCTGACTTCAATCCAGCTAAATGGGTTAGAGAGTTACACCAAACAAGAATGGATATCGCTTTAAAAGAGATTGAATTGGCTGAGGCTCAAGCAATCTATGACGAGTGGTTCGCAGAAACTCCAAAGGCTAAGAAATAATGAGCCTTCCAAAGGTTTACTTGGCGAAGTCTAACAGAGCAAACCCAGATGTGGTTTCTAGAGTTCGCCAAGCCCTTTCTAAATTCCCTATACAAATCGTAGAATATACTGGTGGACAATTTAGTCACGCACCAATGATGGAGTGTGAGCAGCTAGTTGTTGTTCCAGATTTAGAAGATGAGGGTGTTATTATCGGTAAAGGGTTATATGAACAAATTAGTAAATTTGGTAATGGTAAAGGGTTCGAATACCTTTTCGTTATTGCTGATGAAGGTTTGAACGTTAAAGACGTTGAAGGTTTGGACATTATTGATTATGATGATTATGTTTCATTCGCAAAGATTGAATTTGGTAGAGGTAACGGTGATAAATTGGTGAGTTGTTTTGAAGACATTTACGGTGTGACCGCTAAGGATTCATTATATCCGTCTCCAAAATCTGATTCAAATTACTATCATTTGATAGGTAGAAAAAAATAAAAAAAAAAGTTACAAAAACACTTGCAAGTTTCCATATTAGTTAGTACCTTTGTAATATAAATCGAGAGGGTGTTTGAGAGTAGTAGCTATTAGGAAAGTTCCTCCTCTTTATCGAAAGATAAATGAAACTTTGTACTGGCGGTGGTATCAAACACAAAGACGTAAGTATTGGGGTTGTAAGACCCCAAGAATGGTACCGTAGCTCAGTTGGTAGAGCAATGGACTGAAAATCCATGTGTCACTGGTTCGAATCCAGTCGGTACCACTACAGTAAGACGGTTAGCCTTACGTAAAGAACTTTAAGACACCATGGAAGGTTTTAAAGGGAAATGACGCTAACAGCTGAGGAAGTGCTAGAACTTCTGGGTTTGCAGTTCGGACCCTCTCCCAAAGAAAACACTGCAATGGTACTATCATGGGAACGATAGTACCAAAACACGGGGATAGCATAAGGGCGGCAGTTCCTTGCAGAACGTATACTAGTTGCCGAGGGGTTCGACTCCCTTCTCCCCGACTAAATTATTAACTATGGCTACATTAGCACAGAAATCTAGACAATCTAGAGCGTTAGCAATGCTTGAAGCACAGCTAAAAAGTGGTGTAAAAACCCAAAAAGGAACTCGCGATGTTAAAATCGCTTTGACTGATGGCGACAGAAAGCGCATCAACAAAGAGATTAGTAACTTAAAAGCGAAAGCTTAAAAAATAGGTAAAGAAAGATTATTTCAGCAATTTAAATCAAAGCTCTCTTAAAGCCGTGGTCGCAGGTTCGAATCCTGTCTAGTTTTTCCTAGGAAAAGCAAGTAGCTCAGTTGGATAGAGCACGTATGAAAAAATTAATCTTGTTACCTACATATGAGGATAGCTCAGTTGGTAGAGCGCTCGGTGGTTCGCTGCCGAGAGGTTGCAGGTTCGAGTCCTGCTCCTTGTATAAAAAAAATTTTTAACTATTATTTAACACAAAAATTTTGTAGTTACAAAAATACTTCGTATATTTGCATTGTAAAACATAAACAATAACAAAATGAGTTTTTTTAAAAATTTAATCTTCGCTAAAGATGAAAATCCTAGTGAGGGTACTAGTACACCAGCACCAGTGAAACAACAAACAACAAGTAAGTTTCCTGATTCTGGTCAAGCAACAACTGTTGCAACACCTGTTTTTTCGTTTCCAAATTCTGAAACGACACCAACACCTACAACCTTTGTTTCTCAAGCAAATGTTTCTCACGAACACTTAGAGAAAGCTATTGAGTTATATGAAAAGGGTTTTGATTCTTTAAACCAAAATGGTTTTGATTTCTACGAGTTTTTCCAATCAGTATCACAAGGTGGTATCGCAAACCCTCAAGTATATGCTATGGCTTATGCTATGGGAACAGCAATGGATAAAACTATTAACAAAGAGAAACTTACCTCACAAGCTGATTACTATATCGCTGAAATTACCAAAGTATACGATGAAAACGTTGCTAAAGGTCAAGGTAAAAAAGAAAGTTTATTGAGACAAAAAGAGTCTGAAAATCAAACATTAGCAAATGAGTTAACTATGTTCCAACAACAATTGGAAGCGTTGCAAATTCAAATTGTTGATAGACAAAATAAACTTCAAGCTATCAATGGTAAATACCAACCACAATTGGATGAAGTTGATAGTAAATTAAATGCCAACACAATTGCCAAGAGTAAAATTGTTGAGGCTATTGAAATTGTAAAATCAGGAATTAACACAAACATTAAATAAGATGAGTTCACAAACACAATTTAAACAACCAACTACATTAAACGCAAATTTAATGGAGTTACCAATCCTTAAGCACTTTGACCAAAACCAAATTGCTACTAAGGTAGACACATTCCGTAAAGGTGAGAAAAATCTTTTCTGGTTCTTAAAATTAGGTGCTATAGGTGCGATAGTTTACGGTGGTTACAAAGCCTTATCGATTGTATTACCACCAATGCTTGAAAAAATTGGTGCATTTTTAGGGTATGCCACTGTTGGTGTGCTGGCAGTTACATTGTTCGTTATGTTCCCAGTCATTGTAAAAGGTATTAGAGCACTAACAAGAGCTCTACACAAATCGATTATTCGATATGACCCTTTTGCACAATTGGAGATTGAGCGTCAAAAGATGATTGCCAACCAAACAACTTTTAGAGTTGCTAAAGGAAACATTGCTCAGTTGAAAAACGACATGGAATTAGAATCAAGCAGAGCGCAAACAGAAGCTGAGGAAGGGCAAAAGTCAATTCTTAGACTTCAAGCTAAAGCACAAAAAATCAAAACCAGAATGGACGAAATGGTTCAAAAAGGTGGTGTAGAAGCTAGAGGTGAAGATGAATATGTAAACTTGGCGTCTGAATTTCAAAAAGTAAACGCTGAAGCATTGCGTGTTTCAAATAAATTAACGCAAGCTAAAGACTTCGTTCAAAAGTACGGTACACGTGCCAACATCATGAAGAAAATGGGTCAAAAGCTTACAATGGTTGAGACTGCTATGGAGATTAAAATCTCTGACTTTGATGCTACTGTAGAAATGCTTAAGAAAGACTATGAATTTGGTCAAAAATCTAACGCTGCTACAACTGCCGCTAAAAATGCAATGGGCTTCACCAAAGGATGGGAATTCGATTATGCTCTTGACGTTGTAACATCAACGATTGCCGCTGATATCGCGATTACAGCTGGTAACTTGAAAGACATCGAAACTCTTACAACTAACTATACGTTAGACTCTGACGAGTTGTTTGCAAACTTGAATGCTGTTGCTGACAAAATCAAAGTTGGTGAAGATATTATTCCAAGTTCAAAACAATACAACAACCCTGAGTACGTTTTGTCATCAACTGACAGACAAAAATCAGGTGGGTTTGGTGAGTTGTTCTAATCAAAGATAAAAAAGAACTGTTCGAGTACCTTTTGTTGACCATACATCCAAAAGTGAAGTGGTGGACAAAGATACTATAGGATTGGTGAGCCTAGATGAGTAAGTAACAAGTCAGAAGAGTCTTAGACCGTATGGGTAGTTCCTCTAACTGGCGAACATTAAAAAAACGTTAAATAGAAAAAAAAGATTTGGTACATTAAAAATATGTTTGTATATTTGTACCATAAAACAATAACATTAAAATTTAAACAAAATGGGAAGAATCCTTAAAATTCAAAAATTGACTACCTTTGCAGAAGGTGTAATTGTTGCTCTTGGAGCAGTATTGGTAATGGGTATCGTGTACTTCGTGTCACCAGGCCTACGTGTAGAAGTTTCTAAAACACTTGGTGGTTTAGAAATTAATTCAGAAACTTTGAACAATGTAACTGCTGGTACTAAATTGCCGTTGCCATCTAGCTCTCCATCAAGTGAAGTTGCTTCAAAAGGTCTTATTAGAATTGCAGAGTATGCGTGGAATGGTAACTCTGGTATGATTGTAGCTAACGGTGGTCCACGTACAACTGAGGGGTCACTTATGGAAGCCGCAGGTGTAAACTTAGAAATTGTTCGTCAGGACATGGTTGGTGGTTTACGTGATATGCAAGTAAAATTCGTTGAAGAATTTGATGCTGGTGCCGCTTATCCTAAATCAGATAAATCAGCTGTTGCTGTATCTATCATGGGTGATGGTGTGCCATTCTATATCACAACTACACAAAAATCATTAGATGAAAAATTCGGTAAGGGTAAATATCACGTTCAAGCAATTGCACAATATGGTTTATCATATGGTGAAGATAAATTGATTGGACCACAAATTTGGAAAGATAATCCTCAATCAATGAAAGGTTGTGTTATCTCTTCTGTAATCGGTGACGGTGACTGGGTTGTAGCTTGTAACTATGCGTTTGCTAACAAAATTCCAGTAAATCCAGACCCAAAAACTTACGACCCTAATGCGATTAACTTCGTACCATCACCAAATGATGACTTTATTGAATCTGTAAAAGACTTAATCAAATCTCAAACAGCTGGTTATACTGTTCCATTAAAAGAGGTTAAAGATGGTAAATTAACTGGTAAGACGGTTAACCGTAAGATTGATGGTGCTACTACGTGGACTCCAGGTGATAAGATGGCTTTCGATGCGTTGACTGGTTTCACAGATGTTGTTTCAACAAAAGAGTTTGTGAATCAAATGGCTACTACGCTTGTAATTGTTAAAGAGTGGGCTGTACAACACGATAAAGAAGTTATCAATTTATTGAAACAAACTTATGTTGCTTCTAATCAAATCAAACAATACGATGAATGGGCTCGTAAAGCGGCTGAGTGTGTAGCTAAAACATACAACGCAGAAACTGCTGAATACTGGTATAATATGTTCAAAGGACAAAAAGGTACCAAAGCTGGTTTAGGTTACGATGTTGGTGGTACAAGAGTATTCAACTATGCTGATGCAATGCAATACAACGGTATCTCTGATGGTAACAACAGATACAAAGCAGTATATGACCAAGTTTCCGCTTATTTGACTGACTTGAACCCATGTGGTTTCAACGAAACTTGCCCAGAGGGTGTTATACCTTACGATGATGCAGTTAACTTGTACTTCTTGAAATCAATCAACATCGGTGATGCTGGTAAAGTTGAAAAGATTTCATATGCTGAAAACAAAACTAAAGTCTTAGCTAACGGACAATGGAATATTAACTTCTCAACTGGTAGTACTGCTATTCAAGGTTCTGGAAAAGACTTAGAAACTATCTACAACTTATTAGTACAAGCTGAAGAAGCTAAACTTAAAATTGTTGGTCACACTGACAATGTTGGTAACCCAGCTTCTAATATGGACTTGTCAAGAGGACGTGCTAACTCTGTAGTAGAATACTTAACTAGTCGTGGTATCTCTAAAGAACGTTTCCAATTGGTAGATGGTAAAGGTGATACACAACCAATTTCTGATAACTCAACAGTTTCAGGTAAGGCTAAAAATAGACGTGTAGAAATTACTCTCTTAAAATAGTGTTCATGTTTTAATTAAAAAATCCCTGATAATATCGGGGATTTTTTTTATAAACTATTTGGTACTTTAAAAAAAATATCGTATTTTTGTATAAAATTATAAAGATGAAAAATTTATTAAAAATGTTTGTCCCTTTTCAAACGATTAAGGGGTCTGGAAAAACACTTATGCTAACTATTTGGTTAGTGTCTTTGTTTGCTATTTGGGGTTTTTGTGCTTTGGGTACAACACACTTATTTCCAACACCGTCACAAGTGTTGAAAGGATTTACTACAATATGGTCTGATGGTCTTATTGTGCATTTATTCAGCTCTTTGGCGTTATGTGCTCAAGCTGTCTTATTTTCTGTGATGATTTCTTTATTTGTAACTTATTTGAGCACATTACCATTTTTTAAAGGTTGGGGTGATTTTATATCAAAACTTAGGTTCTTACCATTGGCTGGAATTACATTCTACATCACTATTATCATCTCTAGCGCAAGAACTATTCAAGTATGGGTATTGGTAATGTTTATGTCAACTTATTTGATTACATCGCTTGTTCAGATGGTTAAAGATATATCACAAGAAGAATTTGACCATGCTAGAACGCTAGGTTGTAATAGATGGGAAATGCTTTGGGAAGTTGTTATCAAAGGACGTTTTGATTACGTTTTTGAGTTGGTAAGACAAAACCTTGCGATTGTATGGATGATGTTAGTAAGTATTGAGAGTATTCTTATTGCCGCTGGTGGTCTTGGTGTTCTTATCAAAAATGGTGATAAAGTTGGTGACAATGGTCGTGTAGTTGCGGTTCAAATTGTGATTATTCTAGTGGGTATCTTGTTAGACTTTTTAATGACAAGAACGCGTAAATTAATTTTCAGATATTCTAATTTTTAATATTATGTACAGAATAGTCCACGAACCCAACATCAACAGAAACATATCACACAAAGAGGCATATAATGCTCATATTATTGTACATGGTAAGAGATTAGAAAGAAATAGAACACTTTTTACCAATGAGGAACTTTTTGAAATATCTATGGGTTGGTTAAATATGGATTTAATACATAATTGGACACCAGAAACCTATAGAAAAAGCAAACTAAAAACTAATAAAAATTATTTGTTAATTAAAACACTAAAATAAAATGCCATATACAACAAATGAAACGTTATTATACGTTGATAGCGTAAGCGCAGGTTACGATGGGAAAGTCATTATAAAAGACATTAACATCATTGAGAAAAACGTAATAAGACAAGATTATGATTCAACTGGTCAAGTCATTGCAGTGTTGGGTCGTTCAGGTAGAGGTAAATCTACCTTGTTTAAAGTATTAACTGGTTTATTAAAACCAATTTCTGGTCAAATACTTTTGGCTGACATGAAAACCGATAATATAGAGGATGCCAAACAACTTGAAGAAGGTGATGTTGGTTTTGTTGACCAAAAATACACTCTTTTCAGACATAAAACCATTTGGCAAATATGTGAATACGCATTAAGAAAATCGAAACTTACAAAACCAGAAAAAGACGGTATTATTGGACAATATCTAATTGATTGGGGGTTAATCGAACACAGAAACAAATATTCATGTGAGTTATCTGGTGGTCAGCGTCAAAGAACTGCTATTATAGAGCAAATGCTTTCATCCAAACATTTCATGATTCTTGATGAACCTTTCTCTGGATTAGACGTTGGTAACATTGAAAAAGTTAAACAGTCTTTTGATAAAATTGGTTCGGCACATGAGTCTAACACAATTATGTTTTCAACACACGATATTAAACTTGCAGTTGAATTAGCTGATAGTATTTATATTATCGGAAGACCTGAAGGTGTTGATGATTATAGCACTGTTTTAAAACACTATGACTTAAAACAAATGGATTTAGCGTGGACACAATATAGTGATAAACATAGAGAATTGGTCAGTGAAATAAAAACTGTTTTATTGAATTCATAATGGGTGATTTAACAATATTAGTTATATTATCAAAAACAAAGTATTTATAAATAAAACAAAAAAAAAATATTAAAAATGAGTAAATTTGATGACTTGTTCAATGACTTCTTAAATGATAAGTCAAACAACAATAAAGATGATAACACCAATATGATGGGCGATTTATTTAAGAATATATCCAACATGAAAAACTTCGATAAAGAAGGGTTGATGAAAGAATTAGATAAAAATCTAGGTGAACCAGATGAAATTAAAAGCTATGAAGAAAATGGTGTGTTCTTTCAAAAACAAATTTGGCACACAAAACATGGTCAAGTAATTAAAACTATAATTTCAGACGTACCCTTTAAAAAGAAAAAAACTAGGGTTCCATTAGAAAATCAACTTGAAATCGCTGTTGAAGAAGAAAATTATGAGTTAGCGGCGAAGCTTAGAGATAGAATAACAAAAAGAAACGAAAAGAAAAATAAAAAATAAAAAGCTGGTTTTCAGTTATTTATAAATTATTTTAAAAAAAGTTACAAAAAAACTTGACTTGTATTATAATAGTTAGTATCTTTGCACTGTAATTAAAAATAAACAAAAAAAGAATTTTTACAAAAAACAACATATTTATAAACAAATAGAAAAAACAAAGTTATGAAAACACAAACGACATATCAAACGCAATATCAACCTAAGGGCGGGAAACCGTTCAGGTCGACTGGGTGTGTCATGTTTTCAGACTTGACAACAATATAGTAAGTACGTAAGTACAAATTATAGACCCAGTTCAGAGTAAAATCTAAACTGGGTTTTTTTATGCAATAAATTACTGGTAATGCGCGAGATGGTTTAAGCGGTCGGACTTGGAATCCGATGAGGGCACAAAGGTAGTGTCTTCCACAGGTTCGAATCCTGTTTACCAGACAAGAAATACAAAACACAAAACAAAAAAATGAAAACAATAAAGAACATAAAGAATAAACGCTAACGCACTCAGCCAATTGGTTATGAGTGTAATATACCCTCGTAGCTCAGTTGGTTAGAGCACCTAACTTTTAATTAGGGAGTCAAGAGTTCGAGTCTCTTCGGGGGTACCAAAAAACCAGAAATGGTTAAATGCTTTCGAAGCTCATGTGGACGGGCACTCCGCTTTTAACGGAGGGGTAAAGGGTTCGAGGCCCTTCGGGAGCACAAATATTACGGGTAGTAGAGGAGTCAGGTTTATCTCGCTGGCCTTGGACGCTAGAGCACGCTGGTTCGAATCCAGTCTACCCGACGAGACGAGACTGTTACTAATTCATAGGGGCCCATTCATTTTAAGTGTCTGCGTAGAATTAGAAAATTGCGACTGTCGCCTAGTTGGTATGGCACCTGACTTCCAATCAGGAATAGGGCGGGTTCGAGACCCGTCAGTCGCTCAAATATTGGAAGATGATGTAATTGGTTAACATACGACACTTTGACTGTCGTTTTTAGGGTTCGAGTCCCTATCTTCCAACTAAAGGGTGGTTTCAGCAAGTTAACAAACATCAAATTTTTACTTTGAATCGTAACATGCCATCCTGAATTTGGGTCCATTGAGCAACTGGCTGGCTCGCCTGACTGTAAATCAGGTTCCTCTGGACGTGGGGGTTCGAATCCCTCTGGGCCCACCAATATATGCCTCCGTAGCTCAGCAGGCCAGAGCAACTCCCTTGTAAGGAGAAGGTCGCAGGTTCGATTCCTGTCGGAGGCTCTAAATCAATGTAATATTATGGAAGGGTTAAAATTTAGTGGTCGTTTTATGACCAAAGAGGGAAAAAAAAGATTTCTAAGAGATTGGGAACTTAAAAAAGAAGAATTAAATGGTATTGGCAACGGTCCAATAAAAATTGAGATACCTGAGTTGAATGTTATTTTTTATGCTAAAAACATTGAAGAAGCTAAAGAAAATATAAATGAAGCTGGTTTAGTACAAAAAATAATTAACAAAAAATAGTTATGTTCAAAAATAGTTAGTATATTTGCAACATAAATATAAAACTATGGATTGTACAACTCAAATTGTTAGCAGAATAAATGGTGAGTTAATTGATAAACCAAAAAAACCATTTGATACACTTGAGCAAGCTATCAAGCACGCTAAGGGTGTGAACGCACTACCAGATAGAAAATTCAAAGTGGTGGCGTATAAATGTAAATCATGTCATAAGTTTCATGTTGGTAGAAATGGCAACACGATAAGTGACAAAGAAAAAGAAAAATGGAAACCACAAGGTTTCAAGATAGTCGGTAAAATCGACTTTAAATGATATACTGGTTTTTGAGACCGATTTACCGTTAGGAAAATCCTTTTAAGGGCTGAGACTTTATGTCAAGCGTAGCAAACGGTCTTAGGAGATTAACAGAATACAAATGGGGTGTGACGGATGCAGAGAGAGGCATAAATGCAGTAGTAGCTCAATTGGTTAGAGTATTGGCTTGCCAAGTCAAGGGTTGCGAGTTCGAGTCTCGTCTACTGCACACAAGGAGGGGTTGAAATGTTGGTTAAATACACATTCTGCCTTTTGTAAAAGAATGTTTACAGCAAATAAATTTATTATCAAGCAAACTGTAAATTTGAAAAACGTGTGGTTCGATTCCCACCCCCTCCACTAAACCCATCATTATGATGGGTTTTTTTATACATACCAGATATTTATAGTAAAAATTAAATATTATGGCAAGAGCAAAAAAAAGACCAGCAGCTAAACCTAACAGAGGTAACGTAGTTAAAAGAAAAAAATTACTTAAACAAAACGAAGAAATTCTTAGTAAATTCAAATAAATATGAAGTCACTAATAAGGGTGTTGTTAAAAGAAAGGTTAGTAGAAAAAAAATTTAAAAACACACAACAAAAATCATTTAATAAATCTGATTTATTAAATGAAAGTGCGATAGGTAAACATTTAATAGTTGTAGACGTTCAACCAGAGTATGCACCTTATATGGGTGGTATGCAATATAAATTATTTGATTATATTAATCAACACATAGATGAATTAGCTGACCTAACATTTTTATATAATGGTGAAGACACTTTGGGTATGGTATCTGAAAGTGATTATAGATTTTGGTTAGTTGAAAACGGTCTAGATGAAAATATCGCATATGAAGCTACATTATACGATAAAGGTTATGCTTTTTTCAGAAATTGTATGGATAGAGGTGGTGACGATGAAGAATTGGTTAACCTAGTTAAGTTCATGAGAGATAATGATATAAACGATTCGCGAGAATTAGATAAAAATTTCTGGAAAGCATTTGTAAAACAATACGGTAGTAAAAACATTAGAGAACTAATGGAAGATTCTGAGGATTGTATCAACATTCCAGACCTTATGGATGTTTTAGAACGATTAAACAATATAGTTCTTGTAGGTGGTGGTGTAAATGAGTGTTTAAAGGAAGTTGAGTTAGCGTTGGATGCGTTAGATAAAAATTATGAAACTTGGGGTAAATACACATATTAAAAAAGAGGGGATATCCCCTCTTTTTTTTTTTTAGCGTTTTCCTTGGCCTTTATATTTTTTCAAATAATTCTTAGACTTCTTCAATTTTGAAGATTTACATTTAGAATGAACTCCTGGTCTTTTCTTTTTAGGTTTTTCGATTCTCACAGAAACACTAGCTGATTTTGATTGTGGTTTTGCCATAACATTAATTTTTAATATAAATATTGTTATTTGATAAAATAATTCGTATATTTGTAAAAAATTTGAGTATGAAAACAGATATAAACATTAGCATTGATACAGAAAGCAAAACTCCAATATCAATAAACAAACCTGAGGGTGTCAACCCACCAACTACAGCTGAAGAAGCTAAAGAGGTGATTACCACAGATATAAAATGTCTAACAGAAGCATTATGTTTCATGGTTGGTGTTGCTGAAGATAATGGTTATGTTAATGGAAATGAAATGTTAACACAAATAATAGTAAGATTAAATAAAGATTTAAAGTAATGGAAAAGTTTAAAGGAGATAAAATAAGTGCAATACACTCGTTTACGGTGTTCCCACAAGACTTAAACTATGCTGACACATTGTTTGGTGGTAAGGTAATGGCTGAAATGTTTTTTGGTGGTTAAGTAACTTTTTGGTTTTTCCCATATATTTATAATAAAAAAAGTTATGTATGTATATGAAACAACAAATTTAGTTAACGGTAAAAAATATATCGGTGTTAGTGTTACTAAAAATAATAGTGACAATTATTTAGGTTCTGGAATTTTATTAAAACAAGCGATAAAAAAATACGGTGTTGATTCTTTTAATAAAATAATTTTAAAAGAGTTTGATAATGAACAAGATGCTAGGTGTTATGAAAAATTTTTAATAGAAAAATTAAACGCTATAAACGATAAAAACTATTATAATTTAGTCTCTGGTGGTTATGGTGGTGGTGTTCGAAAACATCCTGTTAGTGAAGAAACTAAAAGAAAAATAAGTGAATCACATACAGGTAAAAAACTAAATAGAAAACAAGTTATAGATATGGGTAAAATTACGTTACAATATAATTTAAAAGGTGAATTTATCAAATATTTTGAAACAAAAGCTGACGCTGAAAAAGAAATTAATGGTAAACTAACTAAACTAAATGGTAATAAAATTGTATATGTTAAAAATTTTTTATGGAAATACAAAAGTGGTAATATAGAAAATAAAATAATTAGTTACGATGATTTAAAACAAAAACATAAAAACAATTTAGCGATAAAAAATTCTAAATTAAATGAATTAGAATTAATAAATTTGGTTAAAGATAAAGAATTGGGACTGACAATAGAAGAATTAAGTAAAAAATATGATATAAGTAAAAGTTGTATTTCTGAATTTTTAAATGGTAAAACAAATAAATGGTTATGGGAGAAAATAAATACAGAGGGGATAGATTAATGGCAACACATTCGTTTACAGTGTTCCCACAAGATTTGAATTATGCTGATACACTTTTTGGAGGTGTTTTAATGAGTAATATGGACGTTGCTGGTGTTAAGGTTGTTCGTAGAGCAATATATGAAACTGATTGTGATGGTGCTGTGACAGCTAGTGTTGATAAGATTGATTTTAAAAAACCAGCTTTTCTAGGTGATTTGATTACAATGAAAGCCGATATAAAAGCATTGGGTAGGTCATCAATTCAAGTTAAAATTACAGTAACTAGAGAAAGTCAACGTGGTGATATTGAAGAAATATGTGCTGCTAATTTTACTTTTGTTACTATGAAAGATAAAAAATCTCATCCTCATGATTTGAGTTTTGAGAAATTGTTAAACAAATAAGATTACAATGGATGTATTAGATTTAATTAGAGCTATACATAAGGCTGATAAGATTATAGGTTCTTGTGAAACGTGTGAACACATAAAAAATGCTGAAAAATATCTAAATCTTTTCAGAGAACAAACAAATAACGAAGAATTTTATGTCAAATTGGTTACGAAGCTTAACATTAAGAGGCAAAATTTTAATTGTGATGTAAATATTAATTATGCAAACGTTTAGAAAAGAAATACATGGAAACGAGTTATACTTATTCAATGCAAAAGGAGAACTCATATTTAAACGATGGTTAAATCAAAATCGTTCAGTAGTGTTTGATATCATGACGTATGATAAACACACATTACTATCAATAACAGAAGAAACTTTAAAAAATAAAAAAGATGATAAACATAATAGTAGCGATGTCGACTAATTTTGTCATAGGTAAAAACAATGATTTACCATGGCATTTACCTACTGACATGAAGTATTTTAAAGAAACTACCAACGGACATACGGTGGTAATGGGTCGTAAGTGTTGGGAAAGTATTCCAGAAAAGTATAGACCATTACCTAATCGTAATAACATTGTTATGTCTAGAGACAAAAACTATGATGCTAATGGCGCAACGGTTTCTGATGATTTAGAACACATTTTAATTTCACACGAAAACAGTGATAAACAAGTGTTTATCATTGGTGGTGCTGAATTATACAAAGAAGCTTTTAAATATGCGACAAAAGTTTATTTAACACAAATATATGCCAATATTGAAGGTGATATATATTTAGAAGGTTTAGAAACTGGAAAATGGTGTTTAAAAGAGGGTAGTGAAGTGTATGAAGAGAATGGTTTAAAGTTTAGATTTGAACTTTATGAAAAAAAAGAACAAAAAGATTGTTTTTAAAAATTTAATTTAGTATCTTTGTGATATATGGCAAAAGAAAGAAAAAAAGCAGTTGTAAAACCTGTAATTAAACCGATTGTCCCTAAAAAAAGAGAAACTGCTGAAGAACCAGAAAAAAAACCAGTTGTTGAAGCGACAAACAAAGAAGAAAAGAAACGCAAGAATGATTTTAAAACCATCAGAATAGCATCCAACGCAGATATTGAAGAACGTAAACATATATCTGAAAGAGTGCAAAAAGGTGAATTAACACTAGCATATTATGCTGTTGATGGAGAAAACTCATATCATTATTATTTTATAAATAAAAATTAAAAATATGACACTTAAAGAAAGAATAAACGCTGATTTTATCGAAGCGTTCAAAGCAAAAGATATGGCTAAAAAAACATTTTTGGGTATCTTAAAGGGTGAAATACAAAACGAAGAGGGTAGAGGTACTGTTTCAACAGATGAATCTGTATTGAATATTATCAAGAAAATGGAAAAATCTCTTAAAACTACAAATACACCAGAATCGATGTCTGAGTTAGAGTTTATCAAACCTTATTTACCTATATTGATGGGTGAAGATAAAATCCGAGAGGTTTTGACAAACTATAAAAATAACGGAATGACTAATATGGGTCAAATGATGGGTGAGTTTAACAAATCATTCAAGGGTATGGCTGATAATAAATTAGTTTCTGAAATTGTTAAAGAAATCCTTGTGTAATGGATATTGTTAGTATTATTTTCGCTTACGTATTGTATTTCCTTTTAGTTCATTGGGTTGCTGATTTTGTTTTACAAAGCGAAAAAATGGCGTTGAATAAAAGTACCAGTAACTATTGGTTGGGTATGCATGTTAGTGTTTACACCTTAACGACAATTTTGTTGTGGTGTTTATTGTTTTCAATTGTTGGTTTACATGTAACATTTTTACAATATATCTCAGCGGCTATGTCAATATTCGTAATGCATTTTATAACAGACTATATCACTAGTCGTATAACTGGAAAGTATTACAGAGCCAATAAAAACCACGAATTTTTCGTTACTATTGGGTTCGACCAATGGTTACATTACTTACAAATATTTATCGTAATAAACTATATAATTTTATAAAAAATGAATAAACAAGAGATTTTTGCAAAGCTAGATGGGATGTTAGCTGATTCTAAAAAAAGGGGGTTTTTAAACCATTTAGTACGCTCATATGTACCGATTAGTAAGGTTGAAAAAGTTTTTGAAAAACCAACAGGTCCTTTCGTTTGTGTGTTAAGTAACACAAAACTATTCTCAATCCAAGATATTTTTGAGGGAACTCAAACAGAAGAATTTAAAAAAGATTTTTTTGATAGTCTTAAATTTGCGTTGGATGATAAAACTCCAAGTATCACACCGATTAAAAAATTAATTGGTGATAGAAAGTTAGGTTTGTCTGGTGATAAAACTACAACTTTTATGTCGTTGGATAGTTACCATGAATTCTTCGACTGGGTTATTACCAAATCATTAAGCGGTGATAAACACATTAATTGGTTATTGGGGGATATCAGACGTGAAAGCTTTTTAGATAGAGCAAAACAAATTGGAGATGAAAAAATCCAAAACAAGGTAAAAAAATTAGAACCAAAAAAACATGGCGCAAGTTATTCATTGGGAGCAGCCAGTGATGCGCTTTTAAAATTAAAAGAACAATTAGAAAAAAATGAGATTAAAAATAGATAACCAAAATGTTTGGTTTGCATCTGATTACCATTTTTGTCATTCTAATATTATCAAATATGATAATCGACCATTTGCCAATGTGCAAGAAATGGACCATACTCTTATAGAGAATTGGAACGAATTGGTTGATGTAAACGATACGGTAATCTATATGGGTGATTTATGCTTTGACCGCTCAGGCGGTGTTGCTAAATCCATAGTTGACCAACTAAACGGTAAGATACACTTCGTATTAGGTAATCATGACAACGAAAAAGATATCAGAAAATTAGGTAGATTTGAAACGGTCAGTGACTATATCAATCTATCAGTATTAGACGAAGAAAACCCTAGAAAATATCAAGGGATTATGATTATGCATTATCCTATATTATCATGGGATAAGTCACATCACGGTGAATGGCATTTACATGGTCACTGTCACCAAAGTCTTGTACCAAACAACCCAGAGTATTACAAAAGAAAAGTCTTAGATATGGGTTGCAATGGATGGGATTATAAACCTGTTAGTTATACTCAAATAAAAGAGATAATGAAAAATAGAGAAATTGAATCGGTAGACCACCATTAAAATAAAAAAAAAAATGAGTAAAAATACAGTTAAAGAATTAATGCCAGAAGCATTTTTAGAAGCAATTAAAGGAACTAATAAAAAGAAAAAAATGGATGAACTTGAAATTAAATATGTAGACCCAGCGGAAACACAAGAAAACTTAGAAGATGAGTTTGATGATTACACCAGTAATGAATTTACTGAGGATGTATCATTTGTTGAATTTGCGATTATTAACTCCTATTTTCACGATTTATACGTGAAAAAAGAAACCAAAGACATTTCTGTTAGAATGTATGGTGACACTGACAATATTGGTAGGATTACTATTGGTGGTTCTTTCAACAATATTGATTCATTTTGGTTTAACTGTACTTTTGCTGGTGACGATAACGATTGGTTTGTACAAACCAAAATGTTCACAGATGGTAGAGGTGATTTAATTAACCAAGTGCACATCACAAGCAAAAAAGGTCTTAAATACAAAGAATTTGAAGATACATTCAAGAAAATCAAATCTCTTGCGTTTAACAACTCAGAGTACAAAGGGAAATGTATCAAAATTTCACTTATTGAAGGTCGTTTTAAAGGTATCTCTGTAATCGATATCAAAGAAGCTTCGAATGAATTAATTATGACCGAAGTTCAACGTAGATACATTGAACACTTTATTTCTCGTGTGGCGAGAGGTGGTAGTGCTAGATATTTGTTGAATGGAGAACCTGGTACGGGTAAAACCGAAAGTATTCGTGAAATTTGTCGTCGTCTTATCCCAGATGTTACATTTGTAATTCCAGACTTTACAACAACTGGTGATTTGAATTCAATCATGGAAGCTTGTGAGATTTTTGAAAGCGCGGTAATCATCATGGATGATATTGACTTATACTTAGGTTCACGTGATAACGGTTCCTATACAAGAATGCTTGGTCAATTCTTATCGTTCTTTGATGGTGTTAAGAAACGTAAAATTAGTTTATTGGCTTCGACAAACGACAAAGGACTTGTTGATAAAGCGGCTGAGAGACCAGGTCGTTTCAATTTCACCTTAGATTACACCTTCTTAAACGAAGAACAAATCATCAAAGTTTGTGATATTCACTTACCAGAAAAATGGAGAATGAAAGAAGTATACGATGCTCTTACAGAAAACATCAACGGTAAAAAACCTAACATTACTGGTGCGTTTATCGCTAACTTAGCTGAAAACATTGTTGAAATGTCAGAAGAAGATGATAAATGGACGCTTGATGATACGATAAGTCTAATCAAAGAGTCTTATAAAGGGTTCTATATGTCACAAAATTCAGCTGATAAGCTAAAAATGGGCTTCGTTTAAACGCTCAAATACGTTTTCATCGTATTTAATTACTATCAATGGGATATTGTTGTTTTGACAATATCCCATTTTTATTTTATCGTTTTTTTGTGTTAGTTTAAAACTGTCTTCACCAAAGAATTCATTCAAAATGTAATGTTGTTTACCGTTATATTCGATACATGTGTTGTGGTCGGGTAAATAGAAATCAAATGGTAATGGTTTAATATTTTTACAATCAGCAAACTTATATTGTGGTATAAATTTGATATTGTTTTGTTCAAGGTACTCTCTGACTTCTTTTTCACCTTTTGATTCTTTACAAAGCGGACAACCAATGCCTAGTGAGTGATGTTTAGGATTTTGTTCAAATAACCCATGCACAGGACAAATTATTTGAACTTTTGTTCTCGAATTAATATAAACTGTTTTAGAATAATCGTAAAAATTATTATGTGTTTTGTTGGCTTTTTCGATAAAGCTTTCCGTAGTTAATCTAGACTTATCACCACAAATTTGTCGCCCACATTTTCGACAACCAGCTCCAGTTAAATGTGATTTTGGGGTTTGTTCAAATTCGCCATGAATTGGGCAAATGATAACAACGTTTGATTTTAGTTTAGTATAGATTGTTTTAGAATAATCGTATTTATCACCATGAATCTCTTTAGCTTCAGATATAAATTGTGATAACGTTTTAGTCTTAGAATTACCTCGATTAATTAAACCACATTTAGGGCATCCGTCACCCTTTAAATGACTGTTAGGTGTTTGATTAAATTCACCATGAATCGGACACGTTATTGTTACTTTTGTTTTATTGGTTAAATAATTAACTAACGAATAATCATATTTATCACCATGAACTTCTTTAGCTTTTTGAATGAAAGTGTATGTTTTAGATTCCATTACTTGATAGAATTAAAATGTTGTTCTAACAACCAGTTGATTAGTTGTGATTTATTGATTCCATCTGAAGCCATTGCTTCGTAGTTTTCTTTAGAGATAGAGATACTTATCTTATCTTTCTTTTCTTCTTGTATTTTTGCTTTTCTTCCCATGATATTGAGTATTAATAAATGTTATATACTTATAAATATCGTGGAAAATTAAAAAAGTCATAATTTTATGAATTATTTTTTAACTTTTTTTTCTTCGTAGTGTTTGGTCAACAAATCATCTATAAGTTTAGAACGATTATAGTTTCCAGCGTCAACTTTTTTAAGTAATTCTTTATCAACAGCTATTCCAATAATTTTATTTTCTTTCTTCATGATATTTTTTTTATTATAAATATATGACTTTTTCTTTAATAAGTAAAATTTAATTCGTATCTTTGCTAAAAATTACAACTAATGAGTAAAAAATTAACAACTGAAGAATTCGTTAAAAAAGCTAAAGAAGTACATGGTGATATGTATAATTATTCTTTAACTGAATATAAAGACGCTAAAACTAAAGTTAAAATTATTTGTCCAGAACATGGTGAATTTGAGCAAACACCAGCTAAACATTTGATTAACAGAGGTTGTAGGAAATGTGGTGGTTCTGCAAAATTAACAACTGATGCCTTTATTAAAAAGGCCAAAGAAGTTCATAACGATAAATATGATTATTCAAAAGTTGAGTATGTTGATAGCACAACTAAAGTTAAAATAATTTGTCCTAAACATGGTGAGTTTGAAGTAATCCCAGGTTCACATTTACAAGGGACTGAATGTTCAGTTTGTAAAGGTGGTGTAAAACTAACAACTGATGTCTTTATTCAAAAAGCTAAAGAAACACATGGAGATAAATATGATTATTCAAAAGTTGAGTATATTAATTACACAACAAATGTGAAAATAATTTGTCCTGAACATGGTGAATTTTTACAAACACCGTCTAACCATTTGAAAGGTAAACAATGTTCTAAATGTAGTAATGTATTTAAACCAACAACTGATGAGTTTATTCAAAAAGCTAAAGAAATTCATGGAGATAAATATGATTATTCTTTAGTTGATTATATTGGAAATAAAAATAAAGTTAAAATTATTTGTCCAGAACATGGTGAATTTGAGCAAACACCAGCTAAACATTTGATTAACAGAGGTTGTAGGAAATGTGGTGGTTCTGCAAAATTAACAACTGATGAGTTTATTAAAAAAGCCAAAGAAATTCATGGTGATAAATATGATTATTCAAAAGCTGAATATATCGATACCAAGACAAAAATTAAAATTATCTGTCCTGAACATGGTGAATTTAAAAAATCACCATCTAATCATTTGAAAGGGCAAGGTTGTTCGGTATGTAATGGACATGGTTGGGTTAAATCTTTCAAAATATCATTAATAAATGATTTAGAATATTCTGATTTGTTTAATATGGACCCATTTGAATTATACACAATCATAGGACAAGGCAATTTACCAACAGAATTTGGTGTTTTAACCGATACTGATGCTGGTTCAGATGAGCGTCTAGTATCTATACGTGAACTTAGAGAACGTTTAACAACCGAAGAAGAATCTGAGGATGATAACGAAACATCATCTGATGTTATTGACGTTGAAACCGAACCAATAGATGATGTTGATATAGAGATAACAGGAACACCAACGGAACGACCAGAAGTTACACAAGAACCAACGTTACCAACGATGAGAGAAATCAATGATTTACACTCATTGGATAATCAACTATACGCTAGTATGGATAAAGAAGCGTTTGAGGCTCTTATACAGTATAAATTGCGTAAGTTATGGAATAATGTACTTAATAACGAAATATCGCTAGAAACGCTTAAAAACGAGTCTGGTGGACCTTACTTTGAATCGGTTAAAGAAATGTTTTTCACCGAGTACGAAAAAGCAATGAACTATCAACCAAAAGAAGGTTATTCATTTAAGTTTCAACCTAACTTGATGCAAAAGTTAACGGTTCAAAGACTTGTTAAAGCTAAATCATACGGTAACTGGTCTGGAACTGGTGCTGGTAAAACTTTATCGTTTATTGTTGCTAGTAGAGAAGTAGATTCACGATTAACGTTAATCATTGCGTTAAACTCTACCATTAAACAAACATGCAAAGTAATTAAAGAAGTTTATCCAGATAGTCTTACATTCACTGAATATAGAAAAGACCATGTGTTTGATAGAACCAAACATAACTATTTGGTGTTGAACTATGAGAAGTTCCAACAAACCAATTCAGAAGAATTGTTCCAAGACCTAACAAATAACAATCAAATTGATTTTGTAGTTATTGACGAGGTTCACAATGCTAAACAGCGTGAGGAAGGTGATGAAAACGAATCTATTAGACGTGGCGTAATGAACCGTTTACTAGGTAGAATCCGTGAGAACAATTCAGAGCTTTATACGCTTGTTATGTCAGCGACACCAGTAATCAATAACTTGTTTGAAGCTAAGTCATTATTGAGTCTTATGACTGGTTTTGAGTATGATGATATAAACACCAGAAGAACGCTACCAAATGCGTTGAAGATATTTCAACAACTTATTCTACATGGTTTAAGATACATACCTAAGTATGATATTGAAATGACTGAACTTACTGGTAGTAACATGTCTAACTTGAATATTGATGGTGGTCACTTATTAGATACGTTGTTAAGCACATCTGGGAATAACTACATCAACACTGAAAAATTGTTATTAAATGACAAATTAATAGCGATACAACCATACCTAAGAAAAGGTATTATAATATATTCTTATCTAACAACTGGGTTTGTTAATGAGATTGAAGATTATGTTAGTTCATTAGGTTATAGTACTGGAACATACACAGGTGAAGAGTCAACGTATATACGAGAAGAAAACTTAAATAAGTTTATTGCTGGTGATATAGATATTCTTATTGGGTCCAGACCTATAGGAACTGGTGTTGATGGGTTACAAGATGTTTGTAATCGAATGATACTTATTACATTACCATGGACCGATTCTGAATATACACAGTTGAAAGGCCGTATCTATCGTCAAGGTTCTAATTTCGGTGATGTCGAAATCATTATTCCACAAGTTAGAATCCAATTGGAAGAGGAAGAAGTATGGTCTTGGGATATGCAACGTCTTAACCTTATTAGAAATAAGAAGACGCTAGCGGATGCTGCTGTTGATGGTGTTGTACCATCTAGAATTCTACCTAGTAAAGAAACGATGTATCGAAAATCACAAGAATCTCTACAGAAATGGAAAGAACGTATCAATGAGGGTAACATCATCGACAACCAACGCAATAGATTAGCTATAAACTTGTATCCAGAGATAACTGATTCTGAGGATAGAGAAAGACGTATAACGTCTGAGTTATCGGAGTTTAATAGACGTGGTAAAACCACTCTATCAACAACGATGCACAAAGAGTTTACTGACAACCCAGATTCTTGGTTTAGATATCATAAATTACGCAAAGAACGCATGGACCAATGGGATGAGATTCCTTATGAATACATAGCAACCAAGATTAGAAATAGAAATCATAAAATTATTGATTTTGGATGTGGTGAAAACTTATTTAGACATTGCGTTCCACATAATGAGGTATTAGCGTTTGACCACGTAGCTATAGATGATAGTGTAATTGCTTGTGATATCAAAGATATTAGCCAATATGTAAGTGATGAGAGTGTTGATGTTGCAATGTTTAGTCTTGCGTTGTGGGGGACCAACTATAGAGATTACATAACCGAAGCACATAGAGTGTTAAATTTTGGTGGTATGATTCATATAGCGGAACCAGCTAAGTCTTATCCAACACAAGAAGATGAGCAAGAGTTGATTAATTTGATTACCGATAGTGGTTTCACTATTGTTGGTCATATTGAGAGAAGAAGTAAGTTTATTTATATTACGGGGGTAAAAATGTAAGAAAAAACCAAAATGGGTTTTGTTAATTAAAAAAAAAAGTCCCAATAATTTTTTTATTGGGATTTTTTGTGTATATTTGCAAAATAAAATTATAAAAAAATGGAAGATTTAAAAAGAAATGAAATTGGTGTGATTATCGGAAGATTTCAATTACCAGCATTACATGAAGGACATATTTCAGTATTAGATTATGTTACTGAACATCATTCAAATGTTGTTGTGTTTTTAGGTGTACCTAGAATTCAAAACACGAAAAGAAACCCATTAGACTTTTCAACTAGAAGAAAGTTAATCCAAGAATCATATCCTGATATTATTGTAATGGCTTTACCTGATAACAGAAGCGATGAAAAATGGAGTGAAAATGTTGATAATACATTATCGACTATATTCCCAGAAACCAACGCTATTTTATATGGTAGTAGAGATTCTTTTTTACCATATTATTCTGGTAAACATAAAACACAAGAAATTGAACAAGTAGGGTCACATAACGCTACTGAAATAAGAGAAGAATGTTCAACAAACGTTTTAGACTCTGAAGATTTTAGAGCTGGTGTTATTTATGGGATTTACAAACAAAGACCAGTAACATATCCAACTGTCGATATTGTAGTTGTAAATAATGAAGGTCAAATCCTTTTAGCTAGAAAACCTGCTGAAGATAAATTTAGATTTGTTGGTGGGTTTGTTGATAGAACTGATGCTTCTTATGAAGTTGCGGCTAGAAGAGAATTATTTGAAGAAACTAAATTAAGTGGTTTAACACCAACTTATATTGCTAGTCAGCAAATTAAAGATTGGAGATATGGAAAAGAAGAGTCTGGGATTATGACTACTTTGTTTCTATTTTACGAATGGGACCAAATGGGTAAAGCTGAGGCTTCTGATGATATAGCAGAGGTTAAATGGTTTGATTTAAGTGATTTATTTGAATATTCACAAGAACCAAGTCTTGGTGAGGGTCATATCACACCAATCAAATACACTTGGAAATTGAATGATAAAATAGTTCCAGAACACATTGAATTAATGCAAACGTTTTTAAAGAAAGTAGTAACTAATAAATTAATTAAATAATATGAAATTATTAGAAAAATTAAATATTGATTTAGAATATAACCCATTGGTTGTTTTTGGGTCATATTTTGGTAGTGGTAAATCAACTATTTTAACTATATTGTCTTCTGAATGTTACAATAACGATAAAAAGATATTGTATTTAACAGAAACTAAAGGGTTACATACTATAAAAAAGTTTAACAAAGCTTTAAATGAAAAAAACCTAAATTCTAAATTAACGGTTGTTTCTTTAGGGTTATTAGACACTGATTTAGAACTTTTCTTTAAGAAAGGTTATGATTTAATCGTAATTGATTATCCATATAATCATAGTGATATTGACAAAATATCTAGATTTTCTAGCAACTACAAAACAACAGTTTTTTTAAGTGTACAATTATCTAGGTTTGAACCTCAGAACGGTGTTTTAGAAACTAACAGAAAACCACTACATGCTTCTGATGTTTTTGTGATTGTAACTAGAAAAGAAACAAAAAAACAAAATATTTTAGCTAAACTTATGTTTTGGAAAAAACAAAAAAATGTTAATTTACGTGTTTTTAAAAACAGATTTGGAAATGAATTTTCCTTAGATGTACATGTTGATTTTGAAAATGTAAAATTTAAATGTTAGTATAAATTGTAAAATATAAAAATAAATAGTATATTTGTATAAATTTTAATTATTATGAGACTTAAAAGAAATATTATTCGAAAACTAGAACAAGCTATCGCTAACGATGATATGTCATCTATTAAATCGATTGAAAAGGTTCTAAAAAAAGTATTGGAAAAACCAGAAAACTTGGTTTTATGTTCTGATGCTTACAAGTATTCACACCACAGATTTTATGGTAGTGAAATGACCAAAATGGTTTCTTATTTGGAATCAAGAGGTGGTAAATTCTCTGAAACCGTATTCTATGGCCTTCAAATTATCCTTAAACGTTTCTTAGAGGGTGTTGCTATCACAAAAGAAGAAGTTGATGAAGCTTACGAATTCTTAGGTACTAAATACGGTGTATTTGGTCGTGATGATGTGTTCGACAGAAGTAAATTTGATTACATTGTTGAAAAATACGATGGTCATTTACCAGTTAGTATCAAAGCGGTGCCTGAGGGAACTGTTGTAGGTACTCACAATGTACTTATGGTTATTGAAAGCCTTGACCCTGAGTGTGCATGGTTAACTAACTTCTTAGAAACAATCTTGTTACAAGTTTGGTATCCAATTACTGTTGCTACGTTATCAAGAGAAGTACGAAAAATTGTTGATGAAGCTTATAGAAATTGTACTTCATACGATGATGGTCTTAGAAGTTTCCTTGTAGATTTTGTACTTAATGATTTTGGATTCCGAGGGGTATCATCAGTTGAATCAGCTGGTATTGGTGGTTCTGCACACCTTGTAAACTTTAGAGGTTCAGATACGCTTATGGGTTCAAAATTCATTGTAGAAAACTACAACACCGACACTATTTATGGTTTATCTATCCCTGCGACAGAACATTCTATTATGACTCTAAGAGGTGAAGAAGGTGAATTAGATTTAATGAAACGTGTTTTAACACTTTTCCCAACTGGTATCGTTGCTTGTGTGTCTGATTCATTCAACATTTTTAGAGCGTGTAAAGACTATTGGGGTGGTGAATTGAAAGAATTAATCCTGTCAAGACCTACTGAGCCTGGTAATCAACTTGTTATCCGTCCTGACTCTGGTCACGTAATCAACTCACTAAGAGAGATTTTCCACATTCTTTTCGAACAATTTGGTTATACCGTAAACGAAAAAGGTTACAAAGTTTTACCTCCACAAGTTCGTGTTATTCAAGGTGATGGTATCAATTTAGAGTCTATCAAAGAAATCTACGCATTGTTGGAAGAAGAAAAAATATCACCAGAAAACTTAGCGTTAGGTATGGGTGGTAAATTACTTCAAGCTGGTATTGACCGTGATACTCAAAACTTTGCAACAAAAGCTTGTTTTGCGGTACTTGATGGAAAAGAAGTTGATGTGGTAAAAGCACCAACTGAAATGGATGCTGATGGTAACATTACCAAATCATTCAAGAAGTCTAAAAAAGGACGTTTGAAATTGGTTAAAAATGAAGATGGTACATACAGAACAGTTACATCTTCAGAGGTTGAATTTGATACTGTAAAAGACGAGTTAGTTGAAGTGTTTAACATGGGTAAGCTAACACACGAATGGTCTTTTGAACAAGTAAGAGAAAAAGCAAAATTATAATATGGTTAAGTATGTAACAAAAAAAACAAAACATAACACAGAATTTAATCTAAAATTGGATAATGACAAAGTTATGGTTAAGTTTGAACCAACTTTCACTCATGATTACATTATGGTTACGGAATTTCTAGAAAAACATAGATTGACTAACCATGAAAAGATTGTTTTAATGAATGGGATTTATGATTTGGGTTTCATGTTATCGTATAAACCAATTTTAAAAAAAAGATAAATTATGTTAGAATTTTTAGCAAATAGTTACGTTATACTTATAGTAGGTATCGTAGCAGCCATAGTGACGATGATTTCACTAGAGGTAGAAGAAGAAGGGTGGGCAACAACCGCTGTAAGTATAGCGTTAGCTTTGTTGCTTTGGAACTACGGACATGACCTTTGGTCGTTCGTTAAAGAGGATTACGGAACAACTTTATTGTTTGTTTTGGGTTATCTTTTAGTAGGAGTGGTATGGTCATTATTAAAATGGAATGAATTTGTTAAGCGTAAAATTAACATCTACAAAAAAGTTAGAGCTGAGTTAATAGTTAAAAGACCAGATTTTGATGAAAACAGTGATAAAAGTGTGGAGATGTTATGTCAAAAACTTAGAGAGAATGGAATCTCTGTTTGGGGTTACGATGTTAAAACAATGGCTGAGTTAAAACTTAAAATAATGCCAATAGGTAGTGAAAACAAAGCTAGTATTATTGCTTGGATTTCATACTGGCCATTATCTTTGTTGGCAACGTTGTTAAACAATCCATTCAGAAGACTTTTTGAGTATGTATACAGTCTTGTTGCTAATGCTTATGATAAAATAAGTCAAAAACATTTTAAATCTTTAAATGACTAATCATGAAAACAGATAAATTCATATTTTTCTGGGGTGGTACCTTTAGTCAATGGTGCCCCTCAAAGTTTGTTATCGATGGTGTTGAATATAACTGTTGTGAGCAATACATGATGGCTAAAAAAGCTTTGTTGTTTGAAGACGTTGATTCTTACAACAAAATCATGAACACCAAAGGACCTAAAGAACAAAAAGCCCTAGGGCGTAAAGTCAAAAATTTCAACAAAGACAAATGGGAAACTGTATGTCGTGAAGTTGTGTATGAGGCTAACTACGCTAAGTTTAGTCAAAACTCTTTGATGAAAAAAGAGTTGTTGCGAAGTGGTAAATTAGAAATAGTTGAAGCTAGTCCAGAAGATAAAATCTGGGGTATTGGTATGCACGAATCACATCCAGACATTAACGACAAAACAAAATGGCAAGGAACCAACTGGCTTGGTGAAGCTATTATGAGAGTTAGAGATAAATTTGATGAAGAGGAAAAATGGCATTAAAAGACAATTACCAAAAAAACGATTTCCTAATCAAAAAGACTGGTAAATACAAAACGTTAAGAAGCGGAATAGTAAAACACGTTCTTAAAATTGGAAACCATCGATTGAAAACAATCGATACGGTTTTAAACCCGATAATTATAAATGGTAGAAGAAGATACAGCGCTGAAACTGTGTTCTTATATCGAGATTTAACAAGACCTGTATTAAGTATGATAAAGTATATCGATGGCGATTTGGTCCGAGATGCCGACCAATATGACGTAATTGCGCATTGTTGCAATTGCTTCTGCACGATGGGTGCTGGTATAGCCCCACAAATTAAACATAAGTTCCCTGAGGCGTATGCTGCTGATTGTACAACAACAGTTGGGGACCAGAATAAATTAGGTACCATAACCTATACTGAAAACACAACACCTATTGTTGTAAACTTGTATGGTCAATATGACTATAAAGGAAGACAGTTTGGTAAATCCTCCTT